ACACCACCAGCACCTGAAGGATATACCTACAGGTGGATAAGAGCCGAAATTGTCGGTCAGGAAGATAAAAAGAATGTTATGTCAAGATTACGTGAAGGCTTTGAGCTAGTACGTAAAGAAGAGATAGGAGACTTTGAACTTCCAACGATGGACGATGGAAGGCACGCTGGTGTTGTAGCCGTGGGTGGTTTGCTTTTGGCTAAGATTCCCAATGAAACACGTGACGAAAGGAACGCCTACTTTTCAGGTCGTGCGCAATCCCAACAGGATGCAATTGATAATGATTTGATGAAGGAATCTGATCCATCTTCTCCGATATTAAAACCTCAGAGAAGCTCAAGCGTTACTTTTGGTGGTGGAAAGAGAAATTAATCTTTTCACTTTTAGAAACTTTTTAGATAAAAGGTAATATTATGGCTAACAAAGATGCACCTTTCGGTCTAAAACCAGTTGGCGAATTAGGTTCGGGTTATAATTCTGCAGGAACTACCGAATACAAAATTGCTTCTGGCGCGTCCGGAAATATCTTTTCAGGCGACCTAGTTAAGATGGCTAATACAGGTACTATTTTAGTAGCTGCTGCTGGCGATCAAGCTCTAGGCGTTTTTAGGGGATGTCAATATACCAACTCAAGCGGTGAGGTGATTTTTTCAGCTTACTGGCCAAGTGGTACTGTGACATCAGATGCAGTGGCTTTCGTAGTTGACGATCCAAATGCCTTGTTTGAAGTTCAAAGTGCAGCGACTGGTTCAGTTGTTCAAACCGTAGTAGGTAACAACGCTGACATCGTTTACACTTCTGGCTCAACCAAGACTGGAATCTCTGCTGTAGAGATTTCTGGAACAACTGCAGCGACTTCAGCACAATTAAGAATTGTTGGTTTCTCAGGTGATCCTGACAACAATACTTTAGGTACTGGATCTCAGTCTGCAAATGTCAACATGATTGTCAAAATTAACGAGCACTTCTATGCTCAAACAGTAGGAGTCTAATCATGGCAATTAATCGTTCACAATTAGCAAAAGAGCTCGAGCCTGGTTTGAATGCCTTGTTTGGCATGGAGTACGCTAGGTACGACTCAGAACACGAAGAAATCTTTGAAACTGAATCTTCAGACAGAGCTTTTGAAGAAGAGGTATTGATCGTTGGATTTGGTAACGCTCAAGTAAAAGCTGAAGGAGCTGGTGTTTCATTTGATAACGCCACCGAAGGCTATACTTCACGTTACAGCCACGAAACTGTAGCTCTTGCTTTTGCTCTAACAGAAGAAGCAATTGAAGATAATCTTTACGATAGACTTGGTGCTAGATATACAAAAGCTCTAGCTAGATCTATGGCAAATACTAAGCAAATTAAAGCTGCTTCAGTATTAAATAACGCTTTCAGCAGCAGTTATACTGGTGGTGATGGTGTTGCTCTTGTTTCTAATGCTCACCCACTCGGTGGCGGCGGAACATCAAGCAACAGACCTTCAACTTACACCGACCTTAATGAGACTTCATTAGAAGACGCTCTTATTTCTATCTCAACTTTAACTGATGACAGAAATCTAGCGATTGCTCTACAAGGTAGCAAGTTGATTGTTCCACCACAATTACAATTTATTGCTGATAGATTGTTAATGACTCCAGGAAGAGTTGGCACAGCTGACAATGACATCAACGCTATGAAAAATATGGGAATGTTGCCACAAGGCTACGTTGTAAACCATTATTTGACAGATAGCGATGCTTGGTTTGTCAAAACCGACTGTCCAGATGGATTCAAGCACTTCCAAAGAAGCCCAATGCAAACTGCATTAGAAGGTGATTTCGATACTGGTAACATGCGTTACAAAGCTAGAGAAAGATACTCCTTCGGGTGGTCAAACTGGAGATGTGTATTTGCATCTCAAGGTGCTTAATACCGATTTTTCGGGGTGGGTTGTTTAACCTACTGAAAGGGAGCTTCGGCTCCCTTTCTTTTTTAGGTAAAAAAATAAAAGTTACAAAAAGCTACCTTTAAATTGATTCTTATTGTAGAATCAAGGTAAACCAAATAAATATATTATATGAATACTGGTTTACATTCGAGTTTGTCTCTAGCAAACTCTCCCTGTACAGGACGTTGTACAACGTCTATGGCTCCCTTTGACGAAATTTGCCAAGGATGTGGTAGAAATATAGAAGAAATACGCGATTGGGAAAGTTATTCTGAATTTGAAAAAAAAGGGATAAATGTAAAAAATTGGCTAAAAGGCTATGATATAAGACAAAAATTAGAGGCAAATATAAAAGTGAAAGATTTAAGCAAAATAGATGATATCAAAGGTAGACTTACTACTATTCAAGCTCTTATTGAAATGGTAGGCAAAGATATGATAGATGAATTTGGCAAAGATCCTTCTATTAAAGAATCTTATCAAGCTTTGTTTAATTCTAGAGAATCCATTCTCAAATCTAAAGAAAACTTCCCTCAAGACTAATAAAAGACTATACTTAGGTAAACCGAGATAATCGGCTATACCAACTGGCTCGGCAGATAACTCCAAAGATGGTATGGCTATTTTAGGAGACCATATATGGCAACAAATACATTTCAAGGAATCGTAAGATCCTATGGCGGTGCTGATAAAGGCGATGGAGTTACTCCAGGCGTTGTTACTTTGTCAGAAACCATTTCTTTTAGCCCAACAGCTACAGGTGCTACCAACGTAAGAATTGGAACATCTTCTTCAGCAGGAGAGCTCTTTACTCTTCCAGCCGGAGCAGTTCCTATTTCATTCTTATCTTTAGGCGGTGCAGCCGGAGGTACTTCTCCAACTGTAGATATCGGTTCATCTGCTGATCCTGATGGATTCTTCAATGAAGTTGATGCTGATACTAAAGGTACTTTAAAAGGTGCTGATGGTGCGTTGGTAGTAGGAACTGGTATTTCTGCGCAAACAACTGTAACAGCTAACGTTGGAGCTTCAGCAGCTACTAGCGGAACCGTAACAGGTATCTTTACTTATACTGTTTACAACAACGGCGCTGAGTCAGTTTAACGGGAGTAAATAATGGCAGGTAGAATTGTAGGATCTGATGTCAAAACAGCTACGACTGCTACTGGTGCAACTGGTGGAGCTTCTTTAGTATCTGGTAGATCTAGATTAAGAGGTTACATTATTGCAGGTGGAGCTTCTGATGGAACCGTTACTTTTAGAAACGGAACTGTTACAGGCTCAACTTTATTAATTGCTCCTTGCAACGCTAACGATACTGAAACTTTAAACATCCCGGATTCAGGTGTTTTGTTTGAAGACGGTATTCACGTTGTATTAAGTAATATAGACAGAGTAACTGTTTTTCATTCATAAATTATGGCTCAGGAAGTATCATCAATTACCAGGGTTGGTACTTCCGAGCCTTTTGAACTACAAGTAGCAAGGGAACAAATAAGCTTTCACGAAAGCGTACACAAGTTTGGCTTTAATTCTTCTGTCGACACCACTTTAACAACTGTATGGCTTCAAGGTGGTTTATATTCATATTTAGGTTCAGCTTCAACTCTTTACATATCTAGCTCTTCTGCTAATGATACAGCGTTAGGTACTGGTGCAAGAACTGTAACCGTTAGTGGGCTAGACAATAATTTTGATGTAAAAGTAGAAACTGTAAGTTTAGATGGTCAAACAGGCGTTGAACTAAATGGAAGCACTTGGTTTAGAGTTAATAGAATTGTGGTAAATACTGCTGGTAGTGGCGGTGGTAATGCTGGTGTTTTATATGTAGGAACAGAAGCAACACCCTCAGGTGGAGTGCCTACTAACAAATACGCTACAGTAGGTATAGGTGACAATCAAACCTTAATGATGACCTATACTATACCTAGAGGATATACTGGCTATGTTACTCAAAAGGATGTATCAGCATCTTCTTCAGCAGGTAAGTTCGCAATTTTAAGTTTAGTAGCTAGACCTTTTGGCGGTGTTTTTAATGTAAAAGACAGGGTTTTATCAAGTTCAGGTTATAGTACGATTGAATATCCTTACCCTATAAAATTTACTGAAAAAACAGATATAGAAGTTAGGGCTCAAGCAGACTCAGCAGGAGGAACGGTCACCGTTTCTGCTGCTTTAGATATATTATTAATACAAAATAGACCTTATCCTGAGTAATGGCTGAAAGAAAAAGAGCAAAACCAATACGAAGAACAACAACAGGTAAGGGTGCTAACTATAGACCTACCAAGTCTGGTGCTGGTATGACTAAAAAAGGTGTAGCAGCATATAGAAGAAAAAATCCAGGCTCTAAATTACAGACTGCTGTAACAGAAAAAAATCCAACTGGTAAAAGAGCTGCTAGAAGAAAGTCTTATTGCGCAAGATCCGAAGGTCAATTAAAAAGAAGTTCAGCTAAAACTAGAAACGATCCAAACTCAAGAATACGTCAAGCAAGACGTAGATGGAGATGTAGATAATGGCTGGCAAAAAAGATGCTTGTTACAATAAAGTAAAATCAAGATACAAAGTTTGGCCATCTGCATATGCAAGTGGAGCTTTATCTAAATGTAGAAAAGTTGGCGCCAAGAACTGGGGAAATAAAGTTAAAAAAGCAATTGGAGGCGAAGTAACTTTTGTTGAACCAAAAGGTTTTAATAACATGCTTCCAGAAAAACGAAAAAAAACAAAACTAAGCTAATGGGTAAAAACGTAAAACATTATTTAAGAGACGGTACAACTTGGAGCGGTAATTACCATAAAATGCCTGACGGTCATCTCCATACCAATAAAACACATACCAAATCAAGCCAAAAATTATTTCATTACGGCGATTTATCTGAAAAAGCTAAAAAGAAAGCACGTAAAAGAAATGGCTGAAAATAGTTTAAGAACTTGGTTTTCTCAAAATAAAGGCAAAGGCTGGGTAGATTGTAAAACTGGTAAACCTTGCGGCCGTCAAGAAGGTGAAAAACGTAAAGGATATCCAGCTTGTAGGCCAACGATGGCTCAATGTACGTCTGCCGCTAAAAAGAAAACAAGCTCAAAGCGAATTAGCTGGAAAGATGGTAGAATGAAAAAAGCCGGCGGCGGACCTGCAGAATCTAGAATTGCTAGAGGATGTGGTAAAGTTATGAATAATAGGCGAAAATTAACTAAATTTTATTAGGAGCAAACATGCCTTTAAAACCAGGTAGTTCTCAAAAAACAATTTCTAGTAATATTAGAAAATTAAAAGCAGAGGGTAAACCTCAAGACCAAGCTGTAGCTATTGCTTTAAGTTCAGCTGGAAAATCAAAAAAAGCAACAGGTGGCGAAATGAAAAAATACAAATATGGCAAAGAAGTCAAAAAAATGAAAGGCGGCGGAATGATGTACAGAAAAGGCGGCGAAGTATGTACAGGCGCAGCTAATCGAAGAAGGAAGAGACAAGAAGGTAAATACTAAAAATGGCAACTTCAGGTTCAACAGATTTTGAGCCAAATGTTGCTGAGTTTATAGAAGAAGCATTTGAAAGATGCGGTCTTGAGCTCAGAACTGGCTACGATTTAAAAACAGCAAGAAGATCAATTAATTTGATGCTTGCTGAATGGGCTAATCGTGGCTTAAATCAATGGACTGTAGAGCAAGCTACTCAAACTGTTACTCAAGGAACTTCTAGTTATTCTTTAGGAACAAACGTTATTGATGTATTAGATGTTGTTTGCAGAAGAACTGTAAGCGGCACTCAAACCGATATATCTATGGATAGATTAAGCAGAAGCGAATATTTAAATATTCCAAATAAAACAACTCAAGCAAGACCATCTCAGTTTTTTATAGATAAAAGTATTAATCCTTCATTAAAAGTATGGCCCACGCCAGAAAATTCTACCGATGTTTTAGTATTTAATAAATTAGTAAGAATGGACGACGCTGATTCAGCTACAAATACTATGGACATGCCTTTTCGTTTTTATCCTTGTTTTGTTGCAGGTTTGGCATATTACATTTCTATAAAAAGAGCTCCGGATAGAGCCGGGTTGCTTAAACAAATGTATGAAGAAGAGTTTGAAAGAGCTATGTCTCAAGATGAAGATAGAGCCTCTTTTAGAATTAGACCATTCAGTAGTCTGAGGTAATATGGCTTACGCAGTTGGAAAATTCGCATTAGCCCTTTGCGATCGTTGTGGATTTCGTTATAAATTATTAGATTTACAAAAAGAATGGAATGGTTTAAAGGTTTGTAGAGAATGCTATGAACCAAAACATCCTCAATTAGAACCACATACAGCTCCAGCTGATCCTCAAGCTCTTTATAATCCAAGACCTGATACTGACAAAGAAGTTGGAGAAGGATATGTTATTAGTAATAATGATAATATTATTAGCAGTCCTATACCAGGTTATGAGATGACAGGAAGTTTAGGTACAGTTACAATTACTACAACATGACTTTAGCAGAATTAAAAACACTTATTCAAAACTATACTGAAAACAATGAAACAACTTTTGTTG